TTTGCTGGCTTTTTTTCAATGCACGCCACCGGCACATATACGTCATGATATTGCGTTTTTACGATTACTTCAGGTTTTGAAGCACATCCAGCCATAAAAAACGCCACTATTAGACTACTTATTACCAGCTTCATTTAATAGCCTTTCATAGAAATTTAGTTTTTCCTCGCAGGCGGCATCCTTGATAGGCACTGCCACACGCTCAATTTTAGTTATAACACGCTCTTTTATATTAGCTTCGTCTTGCTTTGGCACGCTTAGGGCTTTTAGGCTTACATTTACAAGCTCTATCTTTGCTTTGCAAGTGTCAAGATCGGCTTTTACTACTGTGTTATTTGCTTCTTTTAGTGCCAGCTTCGTTGTTAGTTCATCTATCTTATCGGCTGCGCTATTGTTTAGCCAATAAAGCACGCCAACGACAAAGCTCAAAAATAAGATAGCCCCTATATAAAATTTATCGCTCATTTCGCACTCTCTTAAACGGATTTACACACCAAACACTTTTAAGCACCTTCTTATCATCTGCTTCAAGATATGTGCTTTTATTCTCTTCATCCATCCCGCATATATCCATCAGCTTCCAACCTAGATATATGCGACAATACCATTTTGATTTGCCGTATCTGATTTCACGGTAGTAGCCGAAACGTTCGCGTCCGTCTTTCATTTTGCAAGTGACTAGGCACTCGGTATTCTTTTTCCCCTTGTTGTATGTCGCTAGCGTATCGCCGATCGTGCGCACGGTGTTTGCGTCGATGTCCTCGACTTTGACGCCCAGATACTTTGCGCTGAATACGCCTATTCTGTTGCGATACAGCCAGCACAGCCTCGCCCAATACGTGCGGTTTTTGCCGTTTGGGAAATGCCCGTTTTTCCAACCGTCGTCGCCATTGACCCCATAATCGGGATCATCAAACCACGCCGCCCACTTCGGCAAATTCTCACTTTTTTCGTCGCAGGCTAGGAGAGCAAAAGGCACGATGATAAAATGAAGTATCTCAATCGGCAGCTCGACGCCGACGTTTTTAAGAATTTGTAGCTTTTGTTTTTTCGTCAGTTTCATTTTTCTTTTCCTCTTGATACTTCGGGCTTGCAGGGCAGCCGCTCCAAGGGCACTCGCCTTGTTTGTCTAGCTTTGAGCTGCATATCTCGCAGCGTTTAGTTTTCTTTTTCATTTTCATATCCTTTCTCTAGGGCTTGTTTCTCAGCTAGTAGCTCTTTGTATTCCTCGCGCAGTTCAGGCAACACGCTATCATTGCCAATTAGTATCGCGCGGCGTATGTCGTTCTCGGCTTCTTTGATCTGTGCTTCAAGCTGTGCTAGTTGTTTAGCTTTTTCATCTATCTTTGGCTCTAAAAGCTTCTTTGCCTCATCGTCGCTTATCGGCGTTAGCCCTAGCTCTTTTATTCTTTGATTTAGAAGCTCTTTGCTTATGTCATCTTCGTAAGCATAGATTTCATTGTTTGTGTTTTTGTATTTTTTCATTTTTCCCTCCTAGCTTAACTCCACCCAACTATAAAGAGCCCCATTTGACGTGACTTTATACCTTGTTTTTGGTGGTATCAGTACGGTTATGTTTGTGTGAGTTGCCGCTGTTGTAGTAGCCGTGTTTGATGATGTGAGAGTAGCATTTCCGATAGTGACATTTAGCGTTATTTGTAGGATTGTATTGTTGTTCCATGCGTCGATATAAAGCATTATTGGTTTATCCGTCGTATTTTCATAAAAAACATTGAAAAGTCTTTGTGTTGTCACCACTTTTGTGGTTTGATCAGCCCCTATGACTTGATCAATCCTGGCAAATTTGCTATCGCTCTCTACTTTGGTATATGCGTCGGTCTTTTTTAAAAATTGATTTTCGCTCCACTTTCTTGTGGCAAGCACTACGTTATTATCGACTTTTAAAATGATGCTCTCGTTTGCGTTTGCGATTTGAAGTTTAAAATTTAGCGTGATGTCTTTGCTTGACCCCTCATTTAAAAGAGGCTTATATGTATCTGCAAGGCGTGCCACTGCAAAGAGCGTGCCATCATCGCAGTATATACCAGCAGTTTTTATATAAAATCCGCCAACTTCAGGCGGTATGATGGCATCGACATCTAGGATATTATTATCGTTTTCATCTATTGTTACGGCGTTTATTGCACCCCTATACTTCTCATTTGGTATTGATGTCGTCTGCTCGCTTAGCTCTCCATCGTAATCGCTTACTACGATCTCTTTTAGCGCTATCTTTGATCCATCGCTCGCGGTTTTT